CTCGTCAGCACCTCGGCATAGGTGGTGCACGACGTGTAGCCTTTGTCGAGACGCGCATGCAACTCCTCGTGTTCGGGGCTTTCGCCGTCGATCAGCGCGTAGATGGCGGCCTCATTCTCGGCCTCGATGACCGTCGTGTAGGTTTCCTCGCGCGTCACTAGGAACCTCATGCGCGCACCATCGGCTCGGACAGTGTTAGGTACCGATCGAGCGCGGCCGCAGCCTGAGCGATCGACGCATCCCCGTGCAGCACGTTCTCCCGCATGCAGGAGTCGAGCACGGCGGCAAGCGCGTCCGCAAGGTAGATGGTGGTTTCGGCAACCGTCGGGCGCATGACGGCGGCGAGGTGGAGTGCACTAGCCATGGTGGAGATCTCCCAAGATCACGCCGGCGGGATGCCGGCAGCGGGAGACACGCAGCAATCGTGCCAGTGTCGGCCACGCGCGCGCGTATACGTGCGCATGCGACGCGGGAGACTCCGGGCAGAGCGGAAGGCAGGGGAAAGGGGCTGCGGGCGCCCATTACGTCGCACGCCACGCTCACGCCCACCGGTGCAGCACCGCAGGATGATGCCGCTGTACGTCACACTGTGCCGCCGCTGTGCGTCACTCCGGCGGAGGTGCGTCTGCGGTGTCGAGCGCGGCGCCAGTCGATCACGGTGCGCACGTCGAGCACGAGCAGGGCTGCGGGCGGGGAGCGCAGCGGGCGGGGCGGGGCGGCGGCCGGAGGGGGGGGGCATCGGACCACGGGGCGCACCCCCGGGGGCCCGCGAACCATATACCCCGTCGGTCTCGCGCCACTGCTCCCCTGATGTTCCACGTGGAACACCCCCCCGTGCCAATTTCCGTGCCATACCCCGTGGGGGGGTATGTGAGTGCTCGCTATTTTTTCCAGTGAGGCTGGATCAGGAGTGTGAGTGGTCACTCACATCGTTTTGAGGGTTGTGTAGACACCCTCGTCGTCGGCGTTCGTGGTATATCCCGGCGGAACGCTGGTTGCGCTCCAGAGGCCAACCCTCTGGCCCGGGCTTGCGATCGTCGCTACGTCGAGCGATGGGATCGGGCTTGGTGAACAGCCCCCACTTCCCCTCGGACAGCCATGAGGGTACGCGCGGAGCTTGCGCCAGCGTTGGGGCTTGCGTCAAGCCGCGACCACGGGATATTCTTCGTCTGCTGGTGTGAGCGCTTGCTCACAACGCCTGAGCATTGAGGAGACCGACATGGGCTGCCCCTGCCGAGGACGCCGGCCGCAACCGCCGCCGCGCGCGCCGGCACCGCCACCGAAACGGTGAAGCGATGACATGGGGTGGCGCGAGCCGTAAGAACGACTACCGCCGTCTCGACGAGATCGGGTTCGACGTCGTCGACGCCAGTCTCGGTGTTGCCTTGGCCGCCATCGCCAAGGACCGGCCCGACGCTTCCCACCCTGAACGCGCGGCCTCCACGCGGGTCGCCGCCGATTTCAGGGTGGGCGAGTTCAACCTGAGGATGTGGTGCCGCCGCCAGCGCACCATCGCCTTCCTCGCCGACACCGACCCTACTGAAATCCTCGACCTCATCGCCTCCGGCTTGAGCGTCGCCGACCTCGCCGTCGAATACGACATCTCGACGAAGGTGGTCGAGGAGTGGGTGCGCGCGCACACCGCCACCGAAGATGTGGCCTCTGCCAAGGACAGCATGGCCGAGATGAAGTTCGCTAGGATCCGCGCCGAGATCATCGACGCCGCCAACGAACTCCAGATCAAGCGCGCGCTGGCCGTGCACAGCATCGACAAGCACGTGGCCGGCGCCAACAGCCGCCGCTACAGCGAGGACAAGAACGTCCGCATCAACGCCGGGGCGGGCACGGTGATGGAGATCAGCTTCGTCAGGAAGCAGCCGGAGCCGCAGACGTGACAAAAACGATGCGGACAACGGTTAAGGTCGCGCTCATCATCGCCGGCTTCACCGCCGCCGTCGTGATCGTCATGTTCGCCGTGGCCATCGTCATGGCGCCGCGCTAGTGAACGACGTCGTCCTCCCCTTCATGGCGCGCGCGAAACCGCGCATCGCCTACGAGCCGCCCGACTCCACCATCGAGAGCTTCCACGCATCGAAGGCACTCGTTCGCGGCATTCGCGGGCCGCGCGGGTCGGGCAAGAGCGGGGCCTGCGTGATGGAGGGTACGGGCGGCGCCGGACTACAGGTGCCCAACCACGAGGGGAAACGGCGCACGCGCTTCTTGGTGTTGCGCGACACCTACCGCCAGTTGGAGACGACGACCATCCCCAGCTTCAAGAAGTGGCTCGGGCATGCCACACGCTTCACCGGGCAATACCCGATCAGGGGCTACACCAAGATCCCGTTCGCCGATCAGACGGTGCTGGAGATGGAGACCGTGTTCTTGGCCATGGACGGCGAGAACATCATCGAAAACCTCCAGTCATTCGAGGCGTCCTTCGCTTGGGTCAACGAGGCCAGAGCGATCGAGAATCGCAACATCATCAACATGATTATCGCCAGTTGCGGGCGCTTCCCCTCGAAAGACGAGGAGGGCTGCACCAACTCCTTCGTCATGGACTCCAACCCCTGCGACGAATTTCACTGGTGGTACAACTCGGACGTCGTCGATCGCCCGGAGAAGTGGGAGTTCTTCTCGCAGGTGTCACCGCTGCTCTTTAACAAAGACAGCCCGATGTTCTCCAACAAGATCAGCGACTACAGCCCGAACCCGGCCGCGTCCTACGCGAGAATCCAGAACAAGGGCTACGACTACTGGCTCGATCAACTCTCCGGCGCCACGGATGCGTTCATCCGCACCATGGTCATGGGGAAGTACGGCACGCTGGTTGCGGGCAAGCCGGTGTACGCGCAGTTCTGGTCGGAGGAATGCGTCTCCGCTGTGCCCATCGAGTGGCACCAGCAACTGCCCATCGTCATCGGCATCGACACCTCGGGCCTGCACCCGGGCGCCGTTTTTTGCCAAGCCTACGGTGGACGCGTGCACACGCTGCGCGAGATCCACGCGAATGACATCCCCTTCGACAGCTTCTGCGAGTCGGTGCTCATCCCGTTCATCCAGCAGAACTTCCGCCTGAACTCGCTGACGGCTGTCGTGGATCCGTCCAACCCGAGGCTGGGAGCGGGCGGGAAAACCGCGCTCCAGATCTTGGAGGGCCATGGCGTGCACACCGTGCTCGCGCCCTCCAACCGTCTGAACCTGCGCTTGGGCGCCGTCACCAAGCTCTTGCAGCGGCGCCAAGCCTACATCATCGATCCCTCGTGCAAGATGTTGATCGAGGGCTTCAGGGGGAAGTACCACTACAAGAAGATCGACAGCAGCGGGCTGATCGAGGCTTACAAGCCCGAGCCGGAGAAGGACAGCTACGCCGATGTCCACGACGCGCAGCAGTACGCCGCCCTCTACTACGAGCGCGGCGCGCAGTCGGAGAAGATCGTGATACCGCCGCGTAGGGTGATGATGGTATGAGCTTCAGCGCACCCGCACAGGAACTGGTCGCCGTCACCTCCGATGACAGGTCGATCATCGACGGCGCCAGAGGCAAGCCAAGCCGCTTCGATCCGCTCGCCGATCTCGTGGTGCGCCGCTGGTGGGACGCGTGGCAGTACCGTCAGTCCCAGCAGTTGCAGAACTGCGGCATCGAACTCACGCTGCAACGCTGCTACAGGCAGCGCATGAACGTGTACGAGCCCGACGAGATCGCTTTGCTCGACGGCATCGACATCTACGTCCCGCTCACCGACATGAAGTGCATGGCCGCCGAAGCGTGGCTCAGAGATATGTTGGCCACGGTGATCGAGATGCCGTTCACGCTGGAGCCAACGCCGGTCCCCGATCTGCCGGAGCGGCTGAAGCAGAAGGTGTTGCGCGATCTGAAGATGGAGATCGTGAACGCCGCCTCTCAAGGCCAGCCCTTCGCTTTGGCCCAGCGTCTGGCCGAACTCCCGCCGGATCTCGGCAACATGGCCTTCGGGCAGATGATCTCCACCTACCCCGGAGACATTCAGGACGTGGCGATGCGCATGAAAGAGGCGGCGCGCTCGCTCTCGTTCTACGAAGCGACTCAAGCTGCGGGCAAGATGAGCGTGCTCGTCAAGGATCAGCTTGTGCAGATGAATTGGGTGGTCACGCTGATGCAGATCTTCCACGATCTGGTCACGTACCCCGCCGCGATCCTAAAAGGCCCGGTGCTGGTGGAGAAGCCGAGGCTGCGCTGGCAAGGCAACCGCCGCGTCGTGCGCAACGAGCAGGGGCTGGAGTGCTACCGCGTCGCCCCCTTCGACTTCATGCCAAGCTCCGACAGCCCGGACACTCAGCGCGGCACCTACACGATCGAGAAGGCGCGCATGACCAGACGCACGCTCGCGTGGGCGAGCGGGCAGAAGTATTGGATCGGCGAGAACGTCGATCTGATTCTCGACGAGTACCGCACCTATCAGCGCAACTGGCTCGTGTTCGGCCAGACCTACAATCTGGAGCAGCCAATCCAGACGCCGAACATCTGGAGCGACGACGAGAGCATCGACGTGCTGGAGATGCACGGCATTTTGAGCGGGCGCGAGCTACGCCCCTACGGCTTCAGCGCCGACGATCGCACGTTCTACGAAGGCAAGGTCGTCGTCTGCGGCGGCCGCACGCTGTGCGCGAAGGTCAACGGGAACCCGCACATCGCCACGCGCCCCTATCACAACGCCAGCTACGAGATGATGGGCGACCAGTTCTGGAACACGTGCCCGGTGATGAAGCTGCGCGACGTGCAGAGAACGGTCAACGCGGCGGTGCGCGCGCAGATCCGCAACATGGCCTTCAGCAGTGGGCCGATCTCGGAAGTCGACGTGAGCCGCGTGCAGCGCTACGTCAACCAGCTTTCCGATCTGCTCAAGATCGAGCCCTACTCGGCGCTGCTCACCGACCCCGACATGATGAACGGCGGCAGGCCGGCGCGCACCTTCCAGAACGTGCCGCAGATCATCGTGCCCTTGCAAAACACGATCGCCTTCTACATGAAGATGGCCGACGACGTCTCCAACATCCCCGCCTACGCGCAGGGCGAGACGGGGTTGTCGGGCGCGGGCCGCACCTTCAGGGGTTTCAGCGCGGTGTTCGCGCAGGCGCTCAAGGTGTTCAAGATGCCCGTGCAGAATCTCGACTTGGGCATCTTCGCCTCCGTTGGCCAGCAGTTGTACGACTACAACATGACCACGGCCAAGGATGACAGCGTGAAGGGCGACGTGTACGTGCGCGCTCGCGGCAGTCAGGGGCTGGTCGATCGCGAGATGCAGCAGCAGAAGGCGATGGAGGCCATGCAGATAGTCACGCAAATGTCGCCTGCCGTGGCCGAGATCGCGCCTGAGGAGGCGCGCAAGGTGCTGCGCTACACGTGGGCGAAGGCAATGGAAGGATTGGGGATCCCCATCAAGCAGTTCGGGCTCGATCCAGAGGTAGAGGCCGCGCTCGGCGCCGGCGGTGTAACGGAGAACCCGGATGTGGGATCGGCGACGCCGATACCATCGATCGGGGCCACGCCTTCACCCGGATAGGAGACAAAGATGCTCGACGGATTCGTTGTTGATGTGGGCAACAACCTCTACGATCTCCTGCTGAACCAGATGGGGATGGTCATCGGTGTCGCCCTCCAGCAGATCACTGTCGACTTCGGGCAGGGGCGCATCATCACCTATTCCGGAAACGGCGCCTTGTCGGGAAGGCGCAGGCTGTACTGGTCGAACCCGATCCTGACGCTACCGCAAAAGGCGGATCCGCAGTGGCAGCAGCTTCAGGCTGTCGTCAACGCGATTCGCGCCAACCCCTGAGGAGAATGAGATGCAAGGATTCGTTCAAGCGTGTGGCGAGAGGATTCGCGGTGCGCCGTTCGTCGCGCCCAAGGCGGGCCCGCAGTTCTGCGGCGAGGCTTTGCGCGGGCAGGCGTTCAATCGCACCAACGCTCCCGTCACCGACGTCTGCGGCATCCCCCTGCCGTGCTCGCGCACGCCGACGGTGGTGTTGCAGCCCACGTGCTACTCGTTGCCCGGGTTCCCCGAAGGCTGTTCGCTTCCCGGGTATGCCCGCATCACCGTGAACGCCGACTGCACGGGCGAGCGCGGCATCATCGTCGACGAGGACAACACGCCCATCCCGAGCGCGGTCGAAGTGCCGTGCAGTCAGCGTTCGGGTCTGCCCGTGCGCCCGGTAGTCCCGGGTCCGTAATCTAAGAACAGGCATAGGTCACGATCATGGCAAACCCTACCGACTGCAACGGCAGACCACTGCCGTGGTCTGACCAACCGTGCGCGCCCGGCCCGGTGGATGTTCCCATCTGCTACGCCGTCCCGCCATCGACAACGCCGATCCCCGGTGTCAAGCGCATCACCCTGCTCGCGGATTGCACTGCCTCGGGGTCGGTGATTCTCGACGAAGCGCTGGTTCCGGTCCCGGGCGCGGTCGAGATCGGATGCAGCGGCGAGGAGGAGTGCGGGTGCGTCGCCGCTGATCTGTGCTTGATCTTGCAAGCGCTGCCCGCGCAGGTGCCGGGCGTTGGCGACACCGCGCTATTCGTTGGGTTAGGCGGTTGCTTCCTCGGTGTGCCCGGCGGTGGCGGTGGCGGATTCCCCGGCTACGGCATCCCCGTGTCCACCGCGTGCGCGAACGCAGCCGGTGTGTCGCTGCTCGTCGCGCGTTCCGATCACGTCCACCGCTCCGCCATCCCCGTGGAGGAGGAGGGCGTTCTCGTGGGGACGCGCTGCTCTCTCAACTTCATCGGCGCCGGCGTCACCGCCGTTGACAATCCCGGTCTGGATCGCGTCGATGTGACCATCCCCGGCTTCGGCGGGGGCACGATCACCGGCCCGATCCTCGGCGCGAACGGCTCCTGCGCGGCGCCGACGTACAGCTTCACCGCCTCCCCGGATTCGGGGATGTTCTACAACGGAACTGCCGTCGTCATCGGTGATGACAACTGCGACGATTTCATCGAGATCGGCGCCAGCATCAACATCACCTCTACGTCGGGCAACGTCACTACCACGGCCGGCGGCAACATCGTCGGCACCGCCGCCGGTTCGGTTACGCTGAACGCTGGCACGACGTTCGCCGCTAACTCGGCCGGGGTGGCTACGCTGCACAGCACCGGCGCGTCGGTGGCCATCATGGCCGCCACGAACATCGACTTCACCACGGCGGCCACGCTGCGCCTGACGATCCAGACGGCCGGCGCGTGGAACCTCGGCGGGTCAGTGGGCACGGCCGGGCAGGCCATCCTGTCCAACGGTGCTGGCGTGCCGCCGACGTGGCAGACCATCACGCCTTCCGGCATCGGCGCGAACCAGACGATCGTCGTGCAGGATGCTGGGGCTACCGAAGTCACCGACCCATCGACGCTCAACTTCAACAACGGGTTCGTCGTTACGCCGGTTGGCGCGGTCGCCACGATCGACCTCGACTACGGCACCCCCGTTTCCACAGCGCAGGCGAACGCCCCCGGCGCCGCCACGACGGTCGCCAGATCCGATCACGTCCACCGCACCATTGTCGAGGTGTTCGACACCGGTGCGCTGATCTCCAGCCGGCCCGCGCTCAACTTCATCGACGGCACTGGCGTCACCATCACCGTCGTCGACAACGCCGGCCTCGATCGCGCCGACGTCACCATTGCCAACGCGACCGGCGTCACCGGATTCGCCACGCCAACGGTTGCGGCCGACGCCGCAGCCGCCACGGGCGGGGCCGCGACCACGGCGATTCGCTCGGATGCGAAGCTCCAAGTTGCAACGGCAGTGCCGCCAGCGAACACGGTAGACGCGGCCGCACCGAGCGTCGGCGTCGCCACCACGCTGTTGCG